TAATAGATACGTCAATATAGAAACCGATGAAGTTAGTCCGAAGGGTGGTCAGACAGTATGTGCCATGAAGATTGATGGACTTGAGTATATTGGTTTAGCATTTTGTAGTAGGAAAGATAATTTCTGTAAGAAGTCTGGAAGGAAGATAGCCATGTTGAGAGCTTTTTCTGGTTACTGGTCTTACGTTAAATCTATTAAGGGAGTAATTAATGTTTAATGATTTTGATGTACTACAAGATTTTGTAGATGAAATGCAGTCAACACCATCTTCAAATAATAAGAAGGATATTTTAGAGAAGTGGAAAAATGATGATGTTATTACCAGAATACTTCTATATGTAAATAATCCTTATTGGACTTTTGGTGTAACGAGTAAGCAGGTTTTAAAGTTTGGTAAGAAAAGTATTGGTGGTAAAGTACACGCTGATATTTTTTACTTACTAGATGATTTACGAGATAGGAAACTTACTGGTCATAAAGCATTGTTAGCAATTAATACCATGATTTCAGATAATGAGGAACATGAGAAATTGATTCTTAATATCATAGATAGGGATATTGAGACCAGAGCCAATGCAAGTTTGATTAACAAAGTAATACCTGGTTGGATACCTGAGTTCAAGGTAGCGTTAGCCAATCCTTACGAAGAAAAGATTGTTGACTTTGAGAGGCAGGAATGGTATGCTAGTAGAAAGCTAGATGGCGTCAGATGTATTTGTCGTGTAGAGAATGGTACGATAAGTTTCTTTTCCAGAACAGGTAAGACGTTTGAGACTCTTGGTATATTAGGAAACGCAATACTAGGAGCCGGTATAGATAACATTGTATTTGATGGCGAAGTGTGTTTAGTAGATGATAAAGGTAAAGAAGATTTTCAAGCAATTTTGAAAGCCATACGTAAGAAGGATAGTACAATTGAAAATCCCAAGTATTTTATCTTTGACGCTTTAACACTTGATGAATTTGATAATAAGGTATCTACTGTACCGCTATTTGAAAGACAGCAGAGAATACCATTCCTACAAGGTTGTGAGATATTACCACAACTAGCCATGTTTGTTGAGAGTGATTTTAGTGCTATGCAAACCAAGGCTAAGAAACTTGGCTGGGAAGGTGTGATGTTGAGAAGGAATGTGGGATACAAAGGCAAACGGTCTAACGACCTACTGAAAGTAAAGAAGTTTAAGGATGCCGAGTATAAGGTTATTCGTACTATCAATGACCAAATGCGTTTCTTTGAAGATGGTAAAGATGTAGAACGAGAAACTATGGCCGCAGTTATTATTTACCATAAGGGTTACGAAGTTAAAGTGGGATCTGGGTTCAGTAAGTCGGAACGAGAAGTATACTATAACGACCCAGACAAGATTGTTGGTAAAGAAATAACAGTTCAGTACTTTGAGGAAACTACTAACCAGAAAGATAGTTCTATCTCTTTAAGGTTTCCCACATTTAAGTGTTTACATGGAATGGAAAGAGTGGTATAATGACACAAGATGATAAAATTGGATTTACTATGGGTATTACTATGTGTTTTATACTTGCTATAATACTTTATATCCTTATGGTTAAATACGGATAGAAAGGCTAGTGTAATGAGGAATGGTAAATTCAATTTACTAGAAGTCATAGGTTTAACTTTATTAACTGTAGGTACGATAGTAACGATTACTATAACTGTAGCAATTTTAACAAGAGGGTGGTAATATGAAAGAAGTATTTGGAAAACCTGTATGGGAATTAGGAGTGCCGATTAAATCTTGGGTGACTGACTTGGAAACAGGTGCATTTGCCCAAGCCATAAATTTGGCTAATCTACCTTTTGTATATAAACACATTGCACTGATGCCTGATGCTCACCAAGGTTACGGTATGCCAATCGGTGGAGTAATGGCAACAGAAGGAGTGGTAGTTCCCAATGCTGTCGGAGTTGATATAGGCTGCGGCATGCTTTCGGTAAATACGCATCTTAACCACTTACCAGATCTTAAGAAAATAATGTCTGAGATTCGTAGGCGTATACCACTTGGCTTTAAGAAACATAGTAAGAATCAACTTGGTATGCCATGTCATAATTTTGTTAATGTGCCAATTGTACATAAGGAGTATTCTAATGCACAGAAATCGCTTGGTACGTTAGGTGGTGGTAACCATTTTATAGAGTTCCAAAGAGATGAAGATACAGACTTAATACATATTATGCTTCATTCTGGTAGTAGGAACATGGGGACCAAGGTTGCTAACCATTACAATGATGTAGCTAAGGATCTTAACCATCGGTATTTTGCGAATGTACCACCAGAGTGGCAACTGGCATTCCTTCCATTAGACTCTGAAGAAGGGCAAGCGTATATCAGAGAAATGGATTTTTGTGTTGAGTATGCTCTTAGGAATAGAAAGAAAATGATGGATGTAATTTTTCAGATTCTTGTAGAGCTTGGTAACTACCAAGGTTACAATTATGGTTTACAGAAATCTAAGGATAGCATGATTAACATAGCACACAACTATGCTACCATGGAACATCACTTTGGTAAGAACGTTATGGTACATCGTAAAGGTGCAACTTTAGCTAGGAAGGATACCCATGGAATCATACCTGGAAGCCAAGGTACGAAAAGTTATATAGTACGTGGTCTTGGTAATCCTGAGAGTTTTGATTCTTGTTCTCATGGCGCTGGTAGAAAGATGGGTAGGAAGCAAGCCCAGAAAGATCTTGATTTAACTACAGAATTAAAGAAGTTAGATGACCAAGGTATTATTCATTCTATTCGTGGTGTTAAGGATTTAGATGAAGCTTCTGGTGCGTACAAAGATATTGATGAAGTGATGGAAAACCAGAAAGATTTAGTTACAATAGAAAAGACACTAAAACCAATTGCAGTCATAAAGGGATAACATGGAAGAACCATATATTGTAAAACAGGTAACATCAGAGGAAGCATACTACAATCCTAAGTATGGAGATTATAAAGTTTGTGAATGTGGTCATGCGTATTATAGACACTTTGACAGTTACGATAATAACTTTCCTTGTGGTTGTAAGTATTGTATTTGTTATGAATTTAAGCCACTGTGATGGAATGGCATACATGCTAGGCTTAGACCCTAGATTCTACAGGTTCGAGTCCTGTCAGTGGTACCAATTGAGGTGGAGAAGCTGTTATAAATCGTGGGCGATATAAGATCGTCACCCGTGTCAGTCATGAACCACCATTATTATTACGTGGTGGTCTCCGTGGAGAGCAATTCGGGTGCAGTTCCCGACACCACAATTTATTAAGTGTCCTTGTTGTAGTGGTAGCCTGTTCGGTTGTGTCCCGATCGGTATTGGTTCGATTCCAATAGGTCACTCTTAAAATTCGTAGAGTGGGATCATCCCCCACCAGGCAGGTAAAGTGGTAATGATCATATCCAGTACTTGCTTGTAGTGTAGTGGTGCACACGAACCGGTTTAGCCTGTATAGTTCAATGGCAGAACAACTCCCTTGTAAGGAGTAGATGTTGGTTCGACTCCGACTATGGGCTTTTTATTAACAGGGCGTAGGGCAGTTTGGTCAGCCTGCTTGGTTTGGAACCAAGAAGTCGGAGGTTCAAATCCTCCCGCCCTGATTTTTTACCGTAAGGATTTCCTCCCTACAGAGCTATATTCTGTACATTAGGGGTGTGGTTAATAACCCACTACGGTTCTTTTTTTATAGGAGAAAGTATTATGAGTATTAAGTTAGGTTTAGGTGGTTTATGTATAGCGTTCATTCTTGTGTGTGCGTTAGCAACTGGTTATGTAATGAATATTGTTAAGTTTGTAAGGCTTGATTTTGAACAACCAGTTAAGGCAGAGATATTAAGAGGGATTGGTATATTTCCTCCAATCGGTGCAGTTATGGGATGGGTACCAATTAAGGACGGTAAGGTAATCGAAGTAGTTAAATAATTTTAATTTTTAATGTGGAGGGCGTAAACGATGTTAAGTTTTGGTATAAAAGAAGCTGAAAGAGCAGAGGAATTTGCAAAGACTAAGGAACAGAAGGAAACAGTATTGGCCGTAGTTAGAATGATGAACATACCAATTACTGTTCAGAAGCAAGCCAGCAAGAAGGCTAAGAAGTTGGAAGCTAAAATTGGTGTACAGAACCAGGTAGTTAATAAGCTAGAAGGTAAAGTATCTGTAGCTAGAACTTTAACAAGTAAGCACGTATCAGAGAAACAAGCAATTGCCACAGTATCAGTAAACTGGGCTCTTTAACTTTTAGGGGGAATGGTGTAGAGGTAACACGCAAGGTTTTGAACCTTGAATCTGTGGTTCGATTCCACGTTCCCCTATTTTTATTATGAGCAGAGATAAATCAACCATAAAATGTGATTACATTCCTAATTGCTTGTGTTGTAAACTTAACACGACTACGGATAATAGCCATTCTTGTGATGTTAGTATGCCTGCATATATCCCAGACGAGCAAGTGGAAATGTTGCTACAGAAATTTAAAAAGAGGTACCATAAATGAAAGGCTTGCAAGATATTTGTTGGGCAATTGAATGGTGTAGTCAATGTGATACTCTGGATATGTGGAGAAACCCGTGTCATGATAATGATACTGGTCAGACGTTAGCGGTACCAGATCATATTCCAGATGATCAAATTTTAAAATATTTAGAGGAGAAAGAACTTGTTTAAGAAAACGTTGTTTTATTCATTATCAAATGGTGGTGACGGAAGTGTAAGTATGAGTCTTGTAGAATCAGCAAAGTTAGCTACTTGGTTACAAGAGAATGATATTTGTGACGAAGGTTGGGCGGAGGACTGCAGTGGGACTATTGTATTAGAGTCTGAGTCACCAATTACTTGTAAGGAATCTATTGAAACTATTGAAGATACGATAGAACAGTATGAGGATTGTGGTGATGATAAGAAGATTAAAGAGTTACACCAGATGCGTGATGACTTAGACCGGGAGAAGCGTAATGCGTGAATTTAAATCTGAGCAGATAACTCTTATAAATTGTGTCTGTATTCCTAATGATGTTACAGATTACATTTGTGAGGAGTACGACTACGGTTGCCACTATGACCACACTGTTTTACAAGTTGAAGATGACGGTGGTCTATTGGCTGAGTGGTTGAAGAAGAATGGTTATGTGTTCAAGTACCATACTGATGGTAAAGAGTATTCTACAAGTGATAGCATAGCTTTTTATGGGACATAAATGATGGAAATTTTAAGCTGTATTACATTAACTGCATGGGTAGCCGTATTATTTTATAGTTTATGGCTTCTATATTGTAATGTAAAATGATTTGTTAAGCAGACAAGTCGCAAGGAGGAACAGAATTATGAGTAGTGGAAATGATAGTATAAAGGGAGTAGTGGTAGGTATTGTAGCTGTACTAGTTTTAGTAGTTGGTGTCATAGCTTTATCAATGTGGGGTATTCCAAAGTACAGGATATACAAACAGGACTTGCGTGGTCAGGCTACATTGCGTGAAGCAGAATGGACCAAGAAAGTTAAGATTGAAGATGCAAAAGCTGAAAGAGATTCAGCCGTATTATTTGCTGAGAAGGAAATAACTCGTGCTAAAGGTTTGGCAGAAGCACAGAAGATTATTGATGGTACTTTGACAGAACGTTATCTTAGGTTCTTGTGGATTCAGGGATTGCAGGATGGTTCTAGTGAAGTGATCTATATAGCTACTGAGGCTGGTATGCCAATCTTAGAAGCTGGTAAACGTGTATTACCAAACAGAAAACAATTGGCAAAATAACTTAACTTTTAATCTGATTTGTCTGCTTAATTAATTTTTTTATCTTTACTGGAAATAAAATAAGTGCATACCTCGACTGATTTGAAATGCTTTAAATTTTATGGTATGAATAAGAATGGGTTATTGCTTTTCCATTCTTATTGGGTGAGAGTTTCTCCTAGTTCGCTACGCTCACAAACGGAGAAACAATACAAAAAGAATAAATTCTTTTCTTTATAGGAAAAATTATTACTCTGATATATTAGCACATATAATTCCAGTTGTCAAAGATATTTTGAAACTTTTAAGAGATTTGTCAAGTGGACTCATCTCTGTAACCAATGGAGGGTGTATGCTTTCTAAGAACCGTCTTAAGTTTTTGCGTGGTCCTATCCATCACATACCATGCCATGAGCTAGATTGTAAAACTATGCTACATACCAGAGCATACAATAAGAAGTACTGCCACAAACATAATAGTATGGCACGTATGGGTAGACAGCACCGTAAGAATGTAAAGAAACGCCAAACAGATATGCAATCACCTTATGGTAAGTTTGGTGAGACCACAAAGTCACTGTGTCTGAAGTGTGGTGAGAAGTTCGGTAGTATCAGTAAGTTTAATAAGTTGTGTGAACCATGTAACCAAGAGAATGAAGTCATTAAAGAGAGTGTAAATAGTTTTAGTAATTCTAGCATAACAGTACGTAACCATTATACGGCAGATATAGATTATGATGGTGCTTACGGGGGAGATTGATATGGAATACGAAGTTACAAAAGCACGAAGCAAGATTAATGATATTGTGGGAACAGAGGATTTAAAGCCAGACGAAGTAGAGAAAATAAAGAAACAGAACTGGCTCAGAAAACAGGTAGACTATAAGGTAATGGTAAAAGTTGGGATGCGAGACGTGTGGCAGGATCTAACTGGCTTGTTTTTAATGAAAGAGGGGTGGACCAAGGATAAAGTAGACCAGCATATAAAGGAGTTTTTCTCTACCGACCAATATAGACAGTATACCTTTGGTTTATTTAAGAGATATTACCATAACACCACAAACAACATAAACAATAATTTCAAATTTGATCACCTATACAACATAAAATTACTAGAAGAAAACCTACCATTAGATTGAGGAGAGCTATGACAGAGGATAGAACTATTTATAAAACCTGCGTATTGTGTAGGCAGAAATTACCAAGAGGTTGCTTTAATAAACATAATCATTTTAAGGACGGTTTTTTCAACAGGTGCAAAAGGTGTGCCAGACTTAAAGCTAAAACGTCTGGTTACTTAGATAAAGAATTTGCGAAAGCACAGAAGATGAGGTATGGTCATGCCAGGATATAGTAATTGTGATATGTGTGGTGATAGTTATAAAGACGAGCATACACACAAGCCAGAATTGTGCACGCCTTGCTGGTACATACCAGATCATATACCAGAAAGTCAACACGAACAGTTTTATAAGTTGAGGTACAATGAAAAATCAGAGTATAAAAAGATGCAGTTGTTGCGCCAGACAAATAGTGAGTTATAGTGTACACATACATGACACATACTGCTGTAATATGCCAGCTACTAATATGGGATTTGGAGCATGGTGTTGCTTTGAATGTAGCAAGGACTTAGACAAAGATGGTCTATTTCCAGAGGAGAGGCAATGAAAAGCATTTTTGATGTATGTGATGCCATGAGTAATTTTGTAGCAGAGGTAAATTGCTTGGACTGCGGTGGTGATTATAATTGCCCTCCTTGTGACGTACCTGTACCAGATCATATACCAAATAACCAGATCAGGAGATATATACTTGAAAGCCAAATCAACAATATGCCACTGGGCTAAAGATACTAGGAATGGTTGTGCTACATGTGGTAATGGAGATATGGATAAACCATGTTATGTACTTGTACCAGACTACATACCAAATGAGCAAATAAGTAAATTTGTTGGTATTAAGATGGGGGAGATAAAATGAGATATATGTCTGAGACATGTGATGCCATGATGAAATACACAGCAATTAATGGCTGTCGTGATTGTCAGGCTATAGGTATTGACAGCCCTTGTGATGTAGAAGTACCAGATTATATACCAGATGAACAAATACCGAAGTATGTATATTTAGTAATAGAATTGGAGAAGAAAAATGTTTGATTGTAATTTATGTGGATTGGGAGCAAAAGTAAGAGGAACACGTAGTAATACTCACTTCATAATGGGAGAGGGTAGTAAGAAAGCAAAGGTAATGTTTGTGGCGGAAGCACCAGATGCTCAAGATACTGCAATTGGTACTACGTTCACGGGTCAGTACGGGATGCTTCTTAACGAAATGATTGAGAAAGCAGGTTACGTTGAGTCCGATACGTACAAGACTACTTTGGTTAAATGTAAACCTACAGGTGGTAAATCTAAGATAGATGAAATAATGGCTTGTAAGAATTATCTGGAAGAAGAAATCAATAAGATTAAACCAGATGTTATAGTTCCTCTTGGTGCTGTAGTAGTTAAGTATTTCTTGGGACAGAAGAAAATTTCAGATGTCAGAGGGTATGTATTTGATAGGTTTAATCCCACTAAGGAATATGCACCATATATTATTCCTACGTATAGTTTGCAAGCAATACTGGGTCGACCAACTAATTTGTTTGAAGTGCAGGCTGATATAAAAAGAGCATTTGAGGTGGCAGATAAGGGTTACAATCCTATGAAACGCACCTATTCTTACAGTACACAACCGGGTGCGGTATATAAAATCCTGCAGAAATGTGATGCGTTTGCATTTGACGTTGAGACCACAGGATTGGACCACTATCAGGATAGAGTAATCACCTGTAGTTTCTCAATCATGGCAGGTCAATCTGTATGCTTATCATTCGACCAGTATTGGTTTGAGAAGATATTCGCATTGCCATGTAAGAAGATAGCACATAGTAAGTTTGATAGTAAGATACTAAAGTGTAGTCATGGTATAACAACTACCAACTTCTATTTTGATACTATGGCGGCTATACAACTTTTGAATGATAATGCGGGCAAGGGACTGAAAAACCTGGCTTCGTTATATACCGACGTACCATACTATAACCTTGAGTCAAAAGTAAGATTACAAGATGAAGATGTTAATACCGTGGCACTGTACAACAACTTCGATACTGACGTAACGTTTAGGTTATGGGAGATATTTGCTAGAGAATTGGTAGCCCAAGAGTTAGATGATTTATTCTTTGATACCACGATGCCAGTGAACTTAATGCTACTGGAGATAGAGGAAGAAGGAATTGACATAGACATTAAGCAATTAAAGAATCTGTCTATAGATAAGAATATAGAAGCCTTAGAAATTAAGGGAAAACTCGATGACATAAAACCGATAAATTGGAATTCTCCCAAACAAGTGGGTGTCGTATTGTTTGATGAACTGGGATTAGAATGCCCTATTAAAACTCCAACTGGTGGTAATAGTACAAATGAGAAAGTGTTAAACATTCTAAAGAACAGACACCCAGCGCCACAGTTATTGTTAAACTTGCGGTCATTAAACAAAGGACTATCAACGTATCTTGCAGGGGTGTACGATACCAAGAAGATGAAACCGCCAAAGCATATAAGTAAAGACCAGCATGAGAAGTGGAAGTTAGTAAACGCCCAACTAGAATTACTGGATTATAAGAAAGATTTAGATTCTTATGAGATAGAGGAAACAGATTTATTTAGATTACTTCAAGATGATGGTAGGATACACAACGACAATAACATTAATGGTACGGTAAGTGGTAGGCTTACATCACCACTGCATACTATACCAAGAGAAGGAGGCTACCGAGATGTGTTTGTACCGGGGCCTAACTACAAGTTCGTTGGTATGGACTATAAACAGTTTGAACTTCGTATAGCGGCATTCCTTGCTGGCGAAACTCAACTTTTAGCCATACTTGATTCACCAGGGTGTAAGGAAATACTGACCAAACTAATTACTGGTCAAGAGTATACCGAAGAATTCTGGGTACAAACCAAGAGTATTATATACGGAACTCTATATGGGATGGGCCCCAAAAGAAGTTCAGTAGAGCTTGGTATATCAGAAGATTATGCACAAGACCTGCGTGAATCATTTTTCAGAAACTTTAAGAAGGTAAAGAGATTACTTGGTTTCTATAAACGTGACTCATTATCCAGAGGTTACATCGAAGATATGGTTGGTAGGCGAAGAAGATTCCTTACCAAAAACTACAAGGTGTTTGAAATGGATGGCGATATAATACGCCAGGCAATTAACTTTCCTATTCAAGCTGGTAGTTCCGCTCTCTTTTGGCCAAAGGTTTTAGAGGTACACGAATATCTTAGAAAATATAAATCTAAGGTTATTCATACCAAACATGATGCCGTATACTTTAAGATACATACCGATGAAATGGTTCTGGTTGAAAAGCTTAAAAATATCTTAGAGAAGGATACATTGATTGGTGACGTACTAGTAGATGTCAAGATAGGAGATAATTGGGGTGAGTGCTGATTATAATTATAGAGACCCTCTCAAATGTGATATATGTGATGGATTAACAAATGGCTATACTTTTAAGGGTCATATATTATGTGCTTATTGCTTGCCTAAGTACAGTTGTATACCTGACCATATTCCTATAGGACTTTGGGGAAAATATGTTAAAATCAAAAAAGCAAAACAAAAAGCAAAACTTGTGCCATTTCTGCGGGAGAAGCAAAAAAACATGGTTTCTCTACGATCTGCACAATGGCATTCACAACAACCAAAGAAGTAAGATACCAGTATGTGGTACTCATTTTAATGAGTTATGTAACATGACGTACACCAGAGATGATGAACAAACGTATCTTTCAGATGGTCAAAAAGAGTACGTTTCTGTAAGGCGTTTAGAATCAAAGCTAGACGTTAGTAATACCATACCTCCGAAGTAGCATAGAAAGGGTTTGACACTCACAATGTCAAGCCCTTTTTTTATGTCAACTCATAATTACAACTCCAAAAAATAAGTTTGACTTTTTCTGATAAGCTGTTATAATAGATTTATTACTTTATTATTTAATCACTTATAAAAATGCTTATGAAAAAACAAGATTTTGAGAAGTACATCACCGATTTTTACGACATTAACCCAGACTGCATAGAAGATGAATATATAAGGGTGGTCAAAGCCTTTTACATCTTCGCAAACCTAACCTCTGAATCCTACGCAGACCAGCTAGTGGCAAAAGATAATGTCAAGAAGTTATCTGCCCAAGCATTCATACAAGCCAAAGCGGAAGGAGACACAGACAAAAAAGCCGAAGCACAAGTACATGCCAGTCCCATAGTTATTAAAGCAAAATCCGATTTAATAACAAAGATTAGAAAGTGGGAAGAATACAAAGGGCACAAGGAAACCACAGTACTGAAAACAGATATGTTAAAGTCTATTGGTTTTACTCGCAAGCAGGATTTATCCGTAACAGACCATTCATAGGAGATAATATGTCATTTGATGCAAATGTAGACTACACCAAAACTGGTGAGTATTACGAAAGAAAGAATTACAAAGCATACATAGCAAATTTGTCACAAGATGAGATAACCAAATTGTTGGCAGAGCATATTGTTGGTTCTAAATTGAAATTATCCAATTGGGAGAAACAACAGTTAGCCGAAAACTTAGTAGAAATTAAGTACGGCAAAGAAGAAGATTGAAAGAAGTTTAAGAGTTTAAGAGAAGTATTCAATACCATAACAATTTAATATTTATTATTTTATAGGAGTAGATTATGACAGACCGTAAAGTTTTTAAGTTAGACCAAAACAAAGCAAAAGAAACAAAACAAAGATTACAAGAGGAAGCACAGCGTAACCAGTTACCAATGTGGAAGATCCCAGAAGGTGAAAGTAAGATTAGAATTCTTCCGCCTTGGTCAGAAGCAGGAGACATTGCATTTGAATGTAAGTCCCATTGGAGAATTCCACCAAATGATAGGATGGTAAACTGTCTTACTGTAATAAATCAAGAGTGCCCAGTATGCGAACTCGTTAAAGAACTGCGTGCCAAAGGTAAAGCAGAATTAGCAAGTAAGTTTGGTGCTAAGAAAAGTATTTATTACAATGTGCTTGTTAGAGGTGAAGAAGATAAGGGCGTACAAATCATGCGTTCTGGTATTCAACTCTATGAAAATATCTTGAGCTATCTTTATGATGATGAGTATGGTGACATAACTTGTATAGACGAAGGCTCTGACATTACGATTGAACGTAGTGGTCAAGGACTTGATACAAGCTACAATGTTAAGATTGCAAGAAAGACTTCACCATTATCTCCTGATGCAAAGAAGGCTACCAAGTTGATAAACGAAATGTTTCTACTTGACGAGATTCTGGATTTCAAACCATCTGCTGAGTTGAACTTGCTGGTAAGTAACATTACTGGTAAGAGAGCAACAACAGTAAATGAGGAAGAAGTCCCACTCTTGGAAGCTGATGCAACGGTTGCCACCGAACCTACTACAACTGATACACCTGAAACTGTTGTGGAAGAAGTAGAAGATGCTGATGCCAAGAAGCAGAAATTGTTAGACGAATTAAATAAAATAGTCTAAGGAGATATTTATGAAGAAAAACTTAACGGATATTACAGTTGTTCTTGATAGAAGTGGTTCAATGCAATCTATTAAATTAGAAGCAGAGAATGGCTTAAATCATTTTATAACTGAGCAGAAAGAGCTACCGGGATATGCTAACTTTACATTGGTGAAGTTTGACACAGAATATGAATTTGAGTATAATGGTGTCAATATTCAAGAAGTAAAGAAGTGTAATCTTATCCCAAGGGGAATGACTGCATTGTTAGATGCGGTGGGTAGAGCAATTAATGAAACTGGTGATAGGCTATCTAAGATGGATGAAGATAGTAGACCAGGATTAGTTGTTTTCGTAATAGTAACTGACGGTGAGGAAAATGCAAGCCGTGAATTTACTAAGCTACAAATCAAGGAAATGATAACTAAACAGCAGGGTGATTATAGCTGGCAGTTTACTTTCCTTGGTGCAAATCAGGATGCGTTTGCTGAAGCCGCAGGTATGGGTATATCAGCAATTAGTACCATGACATACTCACCAGACAAAGCTCAAGACGTATTTTATGCGGCTTCGAGGAACGTTGGTAGTATGAGAGAAGCGGTTGCTACTGATAGTGTATTGTGTAATGCTTATACAAAAGAAGAAAGTGAAAGCGTTAAATGATAAACGATGCCGTGTTTGAAGATTTACTAGCCACCTTTGGTAAGAGTGCTACCACGTTAGACAATAAGAAGTTACCAGAACACAAGCTTGGATTCCTGAGCACTGGTTGTGGTACTTTAGATTTCTCTCTTGGTGGTGGTGTACCATATGGTAGGCTTACTGAGATTTTAGGTTGGCAATCTAGTGGAAAGTCTGTAATAGCCGCCAATTTGTTAGCTAGTTGCCAAAAGAAGGGCGGAATTGCCATCATGCTAGACACAGAGAATTCTCTGTTGTCTGGTTGGGCAAACACTCTTGGTGTAGATGATAAGAAACTACTCATTCTCAATACAAAATATCTTGAAGATGCCTTCGACCAGATAGAAATAGCGTGTGAATTCGCTAAAAAGAATAAACTACCAGCGTGTTTGGTTGTAGATTCTCTGTCGGTATTACCCGGGAAGAAGCAACTTGAGTCTGAAAAGACAGAAGATACCAAAGCTTTGGGCATTGAAGCAAGAATCGTATCATCTGCACTAAAGAAAATTAACAAGATAATTTGGGATAGCCAAGTAGCATTAGTTTTGGTAAGCCAAATTAGAGAGAAGATAGGAGTTATGTTTGGTAATCCAGAAACGACTCCTCACGGAAATGCGATTAAGTTCTATTCTTCAGTTCGTATTAAGACTCATGCAAAAGGATTCATCTATCCCAAGACTGCAAAAGATGACCCTAGTGGTATGGAATGTCGAGTAACTATAATGAAGAATAAGATGTCAAGACCACGTGCACCAATAGAAATGGATATTTTGTTTGATTCTGGGATAGATAAAGCGAAGGATGCCATAATGTTAGGCATAAAATTAGAGAAGATAATTTTCCATAAAGGAGGATATTACGAGTATAAAGGTGAAAAGCTTAGAATGGCTCAGTTTAGGGAGAAATTCAAGATAGAGTTAGATGATGGCTCTCTATTGAAAGAGATAACTTCAGAGGCTGACCCTGATTCAATAGAGAATGAGGACACCATTACTGAGGACACCAATACTAACGAGACACTTACTTTATAATTTAAACATTTTTTCTCCGAACCCTGCAATGGTTAATAGCCATTGTGGGGTTTTTTTATGGCTATATGTAATTTTTAATGGTACTTCCAAATGTATCTTGACAAGCACTATTGTTTTGTTATATAATATCCTAATAATGGGAAGAAAAAAGGACAATGATAAAAGAAAACTGGCTTTTAGATTGTATAGAAAGCAGAATAAACTTAACCAAATAGCAGAGGAAATTGGTGTAACACCACCATTAGTATCTCAATGGAAGAAAGAAGATGATTGGGATGCTAAAATGGAAAAGACTCAAGCTATTATGCGTACAAGAATGAAAGTTGTAGAGCAGACAGAGGATTCTGGGATGCTAATGGAAGATGAATTGTATTTAAATTCCCTTAGAGAACTAGAAGCCATAGTATTAGAAAAGGTATATACTGGGGAGATAGAACCTGTATCCTGGAGTGACGTTACCAGCACAATTAAACTTGCAAATGAGCAACGTAGATTGATACTTGGTAAACCAACAGTCAGGACAGAAACCACAATAAGTGTGGAAATATCAGGATTAGATAATGACGAACTCGACAAACGAATTGAGGAAACAACGAGAGCAGTTGCTTTACTTGAATGTACAGAAGATACGCAAGAAAGCTAGAGAGGACCCATTTGCGTTCTCCCAATATATGGCAACGGATTTTGAATGTCCGTTAGAAGAAATGCACAGCCAATGGCATACGCATATAAACGAAAACCTATATACTGTAATTACCAGTCCCAAGGACCATAGAAAAACAACCACCATAAGTGTGGAACGTGCTCTCTGGGAACTAGGTAGGAACAGAGATTTAAGAATAAAAATAATAAGCCACTCTGATGATTTATCGTGTAAAATCTTAGCAGAAATTAAAGGACACATATCAAAAGAGGGTGGTAAGTATCATGACATTTTTCCAGAGATCACATCTGAAGGTGCACTATTATGGTCAGCATCTAAGATAAGACTCGGTAGCTCACAAGTAAGAAAAGATAGTTCTATTGAAGCTTGCGGTGTGTTAGCTTCGGCTACTGGTGGAAAAGCAGACTGAGTTATATTTGATGACGTAGTTTCCTTTAAGAATGCCATACTTAACCCAAGCATG